ATACCTTTTGGTTTGTTTACACCATCTGCTGTATAAAATGTACCAGATTCAAGAACTGCTAGACCTTCTACAATTTTCTCTTTTAAATATGCTTCAAATCCACAAATGAGTGACGATGTTGAAAAACAATACAAATCTTTAAGAAAAGAGTTTGATGCACTTGATAGACAAATTGAGTTGCTTGATGTTGAAAACAACTTAAAAAGCACAAGCGATAAAGTTGTTTTTGCAGGCGAAAAACCAGAAAAACAAAATAATGTTGTTGGTTTAATGGCATATGCTAGAAGTGGACATATTTTAGATGCTCAAAATGCTATTACAGTTGGTGGTGGTAAAGGCGGAGCATATCTTATTCCTGATTCTTATGCAACAGAAATCTTAAAAGATTTAGCTTACGAATCTGTTATGCGAAAATATGCAACAGTTATGACTACAAACGGAACATACAATATGCCAATCGGTGGTTCTGCACCAACATTTGAATGGATTGGTGAGGGTGGAACATATCCAAAACCTGACACAACATTTACAAATAAAACACTTGATGCTTTTAAAGCTGGTGGGATTATTTTAGTTGCTGAAGAGTTATTAAATGATGAATCGTTTGGACTTGAAGCATATTTAAAAGAGAAAATTGTAGAAGGTCTAGCAGTTCTTGAATCTGGTACATTTTATACAGCAGATGGTGTAAACAAACCAAAAGGTATGTCGGTTGATATTACTTTGACAACTACTTTAGCTGCAGTTAATACTATTACTTTAGCTGATGTTGAAGATTTATTTTTATCTGTTCCTGCAAAAGCAAGAAAAGAGGGTAAATGGATTGTATCTGATAAATTTTACAAAGCAATTTTTAAAATGAAAGATACTACAGGTAACTATATCTTAAGACAAGGTTCTGATTCTGAAAATGGAACAATTTTTGGTAAACCTTTTGAAATTGATGATGTTTTAGAGGGTGGAGCTAGTGAGCCTTTAGCATATTTTGGAAAAATCAACGATTATGTTATCGGTGATAGAGGTGAGATGGCTATCCAAAGACTTGACCAAACATATGCAGAAGAGGGTTATGTTGGATTTAAAGTTTACAAAAGAACTGATGGAAAACTTTCAAGAAGTAAATACATAGCACAATTGAAAAATCACGCTTAATTAAAAAGGTAAGACAATGAAAATAAAAGTAAAAGTTATTTTGCCTTTTGTACAAGAAAAATCATCTTTCGCACCAGGGGATGAGATTCTCTTGGATGATGAACTAGCTTATATATTTGCAAAAAGAGGCGTTGTTTCTTTTGCAAGTGAAAAGCAGTTTAAAGAACTTGATACAAAATTGACAAAAGAAGAAAATGATAAAAAAGAAGCAGAACTTGAAGCTGAAAAAAAACTAGCTGCACTTTTAGAAAAAGATAGCCTTGAAGCTGAAAGATTAAAGCTTCAAGACCGTGTAAATGCTATAACTGATGTGCTTGGTGATGCCGTAGTGTTTTATAAATCTTATATTGATTTAGCAGATAGTATTGCTAAAAATGAAGCACTAAAACAAGAAATAAATAAAGGTGAAGAAAAATAATGTTAGTCCAAAAAGTTGCACCAACACAAACAGATTTTGACACGATTTTAAACCTTGTTGATGCAAAAGCATTTATGCGAATAGTATCAAGCGATGATGACACATTAATAAATCAACTTATTCAAAGTGCCATAACTGAAGCAAGCGATAGAACAAATCTAAATTTAGCAAATGCAACTTTTGAACTTTACATTGAAAGATTTTCAAGCGATATAAGACTTCCAAAAAATCCAATAAAATCAATTCAAAAGATTGAATATATGGATATGGATGGAGAGTATCAAGTTTTGGCTAGTGCAAATTATTATCTTTATGTTAAAAATGGAGTTGGTTATGTTCATCTTGATTATTACCCAACTGTTCCGTGTCATAAATTAGCTATTAAAATAACTTTTAATAGTGGTTTTGATGCTGTTCCTAGTGACATTGTGTCTTGGCTTAAAGTTCGTGTATCGACTTTGTATGAGTATAGAGAAGATATTACATATGGCACAGTAGCGAAATTAAATCATGTTGATGGTGTTTTGGCTAGATATAAGGTGATTGAGTTATGAGAGCTGGAAGCTTGAAAAATACTATCTCTATTGAAAATGCAGTTAGTTCAAAAAATAGTTTCGGTGAAAACATTACAACTTGGTTTTTATTCAAAACTTTACCATCTTCAATTGAAGAAATAAAAGATAGTGAAGTTCTAAACGGTGAAAAAAAATATTCAGTAGGCATAAGAAAATTTCGTATTAGATATATGGTAGGTCTTGATTTAAAGATGAGAATAAAACACTTAGATAATATTTATGAAATAGTAGATATTGAAAATCCTTATGAAAAAAATAAAGAACTTTTAATTTTCGCTAAAAGGGTTTATTAATGGCTATTGATAATTATGTTGATGTAAAAGGCGACAAAATTGTTCTTGATATGTTAAAAAAACTTCCTGAGTCAATAAGAAAAAATGTACTCAGAGGTATGTTGAAAGCTGGAGCCAAAGTTTTATTAGATGAAGCAAAATCAAATGTTCCAGTAAGAACAGGCAATTTAAGAGATTCATTAACTGTAATACCAAGACGAAGTTTAGACAAAAACATTATTAGATACTCATTAACACCACTAAAAAACAAAACAAGAACCAAAAGGTTTAAAGTAAATGGTAAAAAATGGAGCATTACAGGACAGGTTGCAGATGGATTTTATGCTCATATGGTTGAATTTGGTACTAAAAATATGGCAGCACAACCATTTATTAGACCAGTAGAAATAAAAGCAAGTGAAGCTTATGAAGCTGGAAGACAATATGTTGCTAAGAGGCTAGACAAAGTAATAGCAGGTGCAAAATGATTGAAGAGTCTTTGTATCAACATTTAAACGATATCGCTGAGTTAAACGGGAATATCTTTCCAAACCTCATACAGCAAGACGTAAATGAAGATTTTTTGATTTATAAAATTATTTACGACCAAGATGTAGAAACGCTTGGATCAGTAATAGGTAGTAACGTAAGATTTCAACTTGATATATATGCAAAAACATATGTGCAAGTGAAATTTTTAAGAGATAAGGTGAAAGAAAAATTATATAGCTTTGAATATAAACCACGAAATATGAAAGTGATGGATGGGTTTGGTGATGATATAGAATTTTTTAGACAAATAATAGATTTTAATTTTAAATTATAGGAGAAGACAAAAATGGAAAGTTTTTTAAATGTACAAATAAGCGTCACACCAGCAGGTGGAACAAAAGTATCTACTGATGTGTTATTTGATTTGAGCGGACTAGGTAGCAGTAGAAGTGTTGACAAAAAGAAATGTTTAAATGAACAAACACTACTTTCAGTTGGTAGAAAAGAGTATGAAACTCTTAGTTTTTCTTTGCCATATAGCGAAACAAGTAGCGGATTTCATGATACTTGTGTTGGTGCATATGATGCAAATAAGCTTATTGCTATTGAAATTGAATTTGATAATGCAATTACAGTTGGTGGTACAGGAACTAAAATGAGCGGAAATGGGAAACTTATTTCATATAAGCCAAAAAATGACAATGATTCAATTGTTTCTGATTTTTCTATAGATTGGGAAGGCTCACCAGCTTTAACAAAAGCAAATTAAAAGGGGTTTAAATGCTAGACAAAAAAGAATTTTTAAATAAATATGAACCGCAAACAAAAGTGATTGCATTGGAATGTATGGATGGAGCTGAAGTTAAAATAAAAAAACTTTCTGTTTCACAACGACAGGAAGTAAATGATGTAATGTTTGGTGATGCTAAATTTGCAAGCGGATCAAAGAAAATGGAAGTTGAAGTAACAAGATACAACAAGGCTAGTAAACTAGGTGTAGCATATGGACTTATAGAGCCAAGACTAAGTGTATCAGAGTTGGATAAATTAAGTGAAGATGTTACTGAGTTTATTAATGAAGTATTTAGTGCTATTCAGGAATTTGATGTCCCAAAAAAGTAAAGGGGAGAGAGTTTTTATTTAAACTCTCTCTAGCGCTTGGCTCTACTGTCTCGGAAATGGAAGATAGAGTATCAGCAAGTGAACTTATAGAGTGGCAAGAATACTTTTCTTTATATCCAGCTTTTGAAGATAGAAATGAAATACAGATGGCAATATTGATCCAATCAATAGTTAATACAAATTCGAAGAAAAAAGCAAAGTATCAAGATTTTTTAATCTCTAATCAACAGAGCAAATCCAAACCAAAACTAAAAGGTAAAGATTTGGAACAATATATTTTTAAAATGATGGGATAACAGATGTTGCAAAGCGTAGGAACAATTCTTTTTGATATAAAAGCAGACTCGGCTAAATTAGTTGCTGGTATGGATAAAGCTCAAAAATATGTTGAAAAAAGTGTATCTGATATGAAAAAAAATATTATTTCTATTGGTGTTGCTTATATTTCTGTTGAAACAGCAATGAAAGGGATGGAAAAAGCATTTGATATGGCATCAAAAGCACTTGATGTTACAGCAAACTTTGAAAAGATGTCTTCTACTCTTAAGACACTAGAGGGTAGCAGTGCAAATGCACAAATATCTATGAAATGGATACAAGATTTTGCAAGCACAACACCATATGAGCTTAAAAATGTAACAGAAGCCTTTGTAAAGCTTAGATCATACGGACTTGACCCTACACATGGACTTCTTAAATCATTAGGTGATACTTCTAGCGCAATGGGTAAAGATTTAAACCAAGCAGTTGAGGCGATGGCAGATGCAGTTACTGGCGAAAATGAAAGACTGAAAGAATTTGGAATAAGAGCATCGAAAACAGGTGATCAAATAAAATACTCTTGGACTGATGCTAGCAATCAAACCAAAGAAAAGATAATACAAAACAATAGCCAAGTTATACAATCAACATTGGAAGCAATATTTAATGAGAAGTATGGTGGAGCCATGATTGAGCAAGCTACAACTTGGAATGGCATGGTTTCAAATATGCAAGATAGATGGACTCTATTTCAAGTTAATATTATGAACAGTGGGCTTTTTGATTATCTTAAAGCACTTGTTTTTGTTGCGGGTGAATATTTACAAACATCTTTTAAAGATAGCGATGAAGCTGGTAAAGCGTTTTCAAGTAATGCAATAAGTGGAATAGAAGGTGTCTTACGATTTGGTGGTTTTATGTATGATACTTTTAAAGCTATTGGACTAATTTTTGATAGTGTTAGATATGGAGCTGAAGTTGCATTTTATGGAATTCAAGTTATTACTTCACGAGTAACATACGATATACAATATATGTTTGAGGGAATGTTTAATTTTATTATTGATGGTATTAATAATATTATAAATATGGCAAATTCAACTGGCTTAGTTAGTTTTTCAAACTTTGGCAAGATAGATTGGACAACACAGCAAGGAAAACGAACAGATTATCTATATGAGAATCTTTTGGCTTCGGCTGAAAAAGCAAGAGCATCTGTAAAAGGTTTTGCAGATGTTGGAGAGGGTCAAAACTTTGTAGATGTTTTTATTGCAGAAGCTCAGTCAAAATTTAAAGAACTCCAATCAATAAATGTTAATAAAATTGAACCAAGCAGTATAACGTCAAGTAGTATTGGTTCTTCTCCTACATCAACTGGTTCAAAGGATTATACATCTTCAAATCAATATCAAGATATTATGGATGCTATATCTTCAAACTTTGATAGTTTTTCAATAAATGATTTATATGATATAAAAAATCAATATTCAAATAATGTTGAACTATCAAATACAATTAGTGATATTATAAGCTCATTAGGCTCACAACAACAAACTCCAAATTATAACAATACAACAAATGTAGCACAAGCGAACGAAATATTAACGCAAACACAGGCTCAAATCACACAAAATACAGCACAAATTGAGATACAAGCTGAATTAACAAATACTACAAAAGATTATATTGATACTATAGTAAGTAATGATGGGCTTATTGAGACATATACGATGGCACGGGAAACAACTATGGACCTTGCAGATACTACAAGTAACCTAACATCAGAAGTAAATAAAACTATAGAGGCTATTGATAGCTTCATATTCGCTTTCAGTGATACATTAACAAAAGCATTTACGGATTCTGCTAAATCTTTAGAGGGGATCTTTTCAACTCAAACAACACAAAATGCACTTTCATATGCGGAAGCCTTAGAGCTTACTTTGGACTTACAAAGACAACTTGTATCCAACCCATTGGATACAACGATAGGAGCTAAATATAAAGCAGCATATGATAGTTTTTTAACATCGTCAGCTGATTATCTAAGCAATACAAGTTTTCAAACCTATGAACAAATGAGATTTGCTCAGGCTCAGGTTGGTATTCAAACTGCTGGATTTCAAACAACAGCAAGTGATGCTTACAATGTACTTGATAGCATGAATAACCTTTTAAGTTCAATAAATGATGCTTTCAGTGATGGAATACTAACTCAAGCCGAGAGTACAGCATTAACAAGTATTTCAACTGATATAAATTCTAAAAATACAGAACTTATGACAAATACTAAGTTCTATGATAATACTGGATTAGCAACAAATAGTAGCCTTATTGGACAAAACTCAGTTTCTGATTATATCTCTAAATTAATGGGTAGCGGAACAAGCGGTATATCTCTTACTTCAATAGGAGCATCTTTGCCTGCACTTAGCGTTGCAACTGGTCTTGATGTTAGTAAGCTTAGCAATATCGCCACAAATACAAGTACAACCGCTACAAATGTAGCAGCTAGTAATATTAAGGGATCAACTGTTACTTCTCTTGATAAATTGCAAATAAAAAGTGTTAATACACAGACAAACTACTACAAAGAGGGAGATAGTTTTACTCCAACGGGGACGGCATCTAATCATTCTTGGATGACTACAGGTACAAGCTATACCTACTATGCAAATGGTGGGTACACAGGCGATGGTCTTAAAAATACTGAAGCTGGAATAGTACATAAAGGTGAATATGTTTTAAGCCAAGAAATGCTCCGAGCAGTTGGTGGAATATCTGCTGTTGAAAGCTTTGTAAGTGGTGATTTAAATTCTAATTTAATGCTTTTGGGAAAAGATGATATGGATATGAAAGAAGTAAAAATGTTGCTTGTAAAACTCTTAGCAACAAATTCAAAACAACTAAGTACCCAAAGAGGTATATACGATAATACTTTAAGTGAGGCTATGTAATGGCACATACAAGTTTTAAAATTCAATATCAAGGAACAGTTGAAGTAGTAGCAAATAAAGAATATACAGCATCGTCTTTTGCTTTAGCTTTCCCTGGTGCAAATATGTTTATGCTTAAGAGTAAGAGCAAAACAAATGTTCCTATTTCTGTAAGTATAAATAAAACACCAATGTTTCAACTTGATTATATGGAAACAACAGCATACGATGGCACAAGTAGTTTTACTTATGTTTTTAATCAAAACTGTTTAATTTTAATATGTAAAGATTTGGAGATTTAATGAAATATGTAAAACAACAAATAACAGAATTTTTAGCAACAAATATTACACAGTTGTATAGTGATTATAATCCATTAACTACATATATTTATCAAGACGAAACAGCCCTTACAAGTGCAAGTGTAGTGCGATATGGTTCTTATTACTACAGAAGTTTGGTAAATAGTAATATCGGAAACAACCCTGAGGAGACAGAAAATAAACAATGGGTAAGATGGAAAGTTGATAATACTCATGCACTCATAGATGAAAAAGCCTTAACAAAAACAGTAGTAAGCGATCAAGATATAGTTGTAGAAGTGTTAAGGGGTAGCATTGATACATTATGTATAGGATATTTTTCAGCTTCGATGGTAAAAGTTGAACACTTTAATAGCCTTGGAGTATTAATGGGGGACTTTACTCAAATTTTTAAATATTCCGTAAATGAAGAAGTATTTGACCTTTGGAGCTATATCTATTCTTCATATACAAACAGCGTAGATAGAAGTATAAAAATAGATATTCCACCAATAGGATATAAATTAAAGATAACTATATCAAAGTATGGGAATCAAGCAGTTTGTGGCTTTTTAATAGGTGGAACAGCTGTATATATGGGTATTACAACAGACAATATTGGGTTTAACTTTAATTCTTTTTCGACAGTTACTAATGATATTTTTGGGAATACAACAATCACTAAGAGAAGTGTCCAGGATGCGCTTGATTTTGAGACAGTATTAAAAGATGATGAAAAAAGATTGGTGCCAAAATTAAGAAGAGAAATAAAACAAATATATGATGACATAGTTGTTTTTATAGTTGATGATTCAAGTGATTCATTTTTAGAAAATGCAATTACTTTGGGAAAAATTGAAAATGCAAGTGTAGTTGCAAGTATAGACAATAGTATTGTTATGACTTGGTCAATAACAGAATCAATATAATAAAAGAGGAGTATAAATGTCAGTAAATCAAAGAATAACGCCACTTGGAACAATAGGGCATCGTGGAGTTGATAGTATAGATGTTTTTGTTGAAAAAACTGAATCTGTTTTAGATCAGCTACATGACTTAACAGTGGGAGAATTAAACATAGCTTTTGCTGAAATAGATTTAACGGCAACACAAATAAATAATGCAAAAGACACAACGGTAACAAAAGCAGATCAAGTAGCAGCAGACTTACAGAATGTGACTACATTAAGAAATCAAACTGAACAATTCAAAATACAAAGCGAAACAGCTAAAAATGAAGCTTTAGCTATTTATGATAATTTTGATGATAGATATTTGGGGGCAAAAAGCACACAGCCAACAACAGACAATGATGGTGATGCACTAAATAGTGGAGACCTTTATTATAACTCATCATCAAATCATATGTATGTCTATGATGGCTTAATGGGAATATGGGTTAATATAGCTTATGTGCCTACACTATTAAGTGGACTAAGCGATATTTCCCTTTCTGGATTATCTAACGGTGACACATTAGTATTTAATACTGCAACTCTAAGATGGGAAAATAAGCCAATTAATAAGACTTTGCTTGGTCTTGGAAATGTACAAAATATTGCACCTGAAGATATGCCACTTAGCTTGGCAGAGATTGAAGCCTTAGCACTAAAATTAAATATCTCAGATACCATAAATACACTTGAAAGTGATATTGAAAATAAGCCACTAAGTGCAAAACAAGGGAAAGTTTTAAAAGGTTTTATTGATGGGATAAATGCTTTACTAACAAGTGATGATACATCACTTGACCAGCTTCAAGAGATAGTAGCATATATTAAAGCAAACAGAGATACTCTTAATAGTCTTGCTATAGCAAATATTAGCGGATTATCTACGGCTCTATCTCTCAAAGCAAACCTACTATCAAACCCATACATATTAAACAAGCTGAATAGCAGAATACCATTGTTCCAAAAAGTTGACACCTATAGTATAAAAATACCACTTGGCAATACAATACTTGGTACTACACTTACAGCAGATGTAACACTTAGTTTGAATTCAAATTTAGATACTGGTACAAAACAGATAGGATTGGATTATTTTGTATATGCAAGAGTAAATCAAACTTATTACATAAGTAGAGATATGACTAAAACTGATGGAACACTTATTGGTGGTTTTCATTATGGTCTTACTCCAGTTGGAGAAACTCCAACAGGAAATAAAACAACTGCAGATATTACAGCGATTAGTGGGATTAATGCTTACACACTTTGGGATTTAAAACTTAAACCATCAGCTGATGTTCGAGGTAAGTTTTTAAAGTTTGGAAAGTGGCACGACATCTACCCAATGGACAGCGAATATGCGATTAGAAAATGGAGTTCTCCATATACGATAGCAAGTATTGCAAATAATACTTTTGTTAGTTCTAAAATTGCTGGTGGAGCTACAGACTTTGGAAGAGGATTACCACTTATTCCACTTGAAGAGGGTGGCGATGGTGTTACTGCTTATACCTCTTTTACAGCATATAAAGCACATCTAGTTGGAAAAGTAGCTGGGTGCGAAACTTACAGCTTTGACAAATTTCCAGCAGTTGCTTATGGTGTTGCTGAAAATGAAAGTAGTGATGCTAGTCCAAATGCCTTAGGAGATAATGGAACTATAAGACACTTTGCCAAGTTCACCTCAAAATACGGTATGGAGATGGCGACAGGTGTACAGTGGTGGTGGGGTCAAAATGTTGGCGGAAACTACGGAACTACTGACTTTGCTTGGAGAACAAATACAGAAAGTAGAGGTCAAATATACTCAACTTCAAACAATCCTACAGCGGTGGTATTGGGTGGCTATCGTGGCGCTGGGGCGTTGGCTGGTTCTCGTTGCTCGTATTGGTACTCTTACGTTTGGGATTCGAATTGGTCTTTTGGTTGTCGCTTTACCTGTGACTCTTTGGAACTTGTGTAAGCGAACGAAAGTGAGTGATACTATGAATAGCAAAGAGAAACTTGTCATCATTGAAAAATACGATGAGTTTCTAAACTATATCTATCCTGTTATCCAAAATGTTCCTAGAAAGCATGGAATAATAAAAGAGCAGATGATAAAGCTTTTATTTTTACAAGTAGATTTATTTTATAGAGCTGTTAAATCTCCACATATCTCAAAGCTTTATGAAGCAGATGCAAATTTGGCACTTTTACGACATCATCTTAGATTTTTCGCAGATGATAGAAGAAGATTGGTAAGTCCAAAACAACATCAAGTTTC